GACGCTGCCAACGACCGCATTCTGCGCAGTGAGTTGAAAGCCGAAGCGCTCAAGGCTGGCATGGTTGATCTGGACGGCTTGAAGCTGGCCGATCTGTCCACCGTCAAGCTCAAGGAAGACGGCAGCGTTGAGGGCGCCGAAGCCATGCTCAAGGCTTTGAAAGAGGCCAAACCCTACCTGTTCGGCGCCACGCAGAACAGCAGCCCGCCCGGCACCCCGCCGAGCCCCAAACCGCCGACCGCAAAAAACGCCAAGGACATGACGCCCGAGGAATACGCGATCGCGCGCAAACAGTTCAAGTAGTTCACCCATGCTGGGGCCTGATGGCCCCGGCGTTTCGTTCAACCTTAACGAAAAACCCCGGCACATCCGTGCCAAACCGCATCGGGAAATGACTTCCATGGCGGGAAAAAAAGCCAATTTTTCCAACCATTTGAGGACTAACCATGCCCATCCAAAACATGCCCACCGCGCTGCAAAATGCAGTGCAACAAGGTTTCCTTGAAACCGAATTCCGTACCGGTCTGCAATCTGCAATCGGTTACCGCGCCATCGCTGACCGCGAAGCCGTCTCTATCAACGTCGGCGAAACGATCACCAAGACCCGCGCAGGCCTCAAGGCTCCGGTCACCACGCCGCTGTCTGCCTCGTCCAACACCAACATGGACAACGGCCTGACCGCTTCCGCGCAGACGGTTGAGCAGTACGTGCTGGGCATTGACCAGTACGCCGACACGATCGACCTCAACATCGTGACCAGCCAGGTCGGCATCGCCAACCAGTTCCTGCTCAACGCCCGCACCAACGGCATTCAGGCTCGCCAGTCGCTGGACCGTTTGGCCCGCAATGCGCTGTTTGCGGCCTATCTGGGCGGCAATACCCGCGTGCGTACCACCTTGGGCGCTCCCGCTGCCACCATCAACGTGGACGACGTGCGCGGCTTTGAAACCGTGCTGGCTTCCAATGCTGGCGCGAATGCCGGTAAGTACGTGGCCGTGTCCGGCACCAACACCGCCTCCGTGCTGGTTGGTCTGAACGTCTACACCCTGATCGGCACTGCCCGCGATGGCTCCAACGTGTCCACCACCCCCGGCGGAGACTCTGGCACCCTGACGTTCTCCGGTAACGTGACCGTGGCAGACGGCACCATCCAGAACATTTGCTCCCATGCCAACTGCCCCGTTTTGGTTCGCCCCAACGGCAAGTGGAAGCAAGGTTCTGCACTGGGCATTTCGACCAGCGTGAACTCGCTGGCCAGCACGGACGTGCTGACGCTGGGCGTGATCGAGGACGCGATCGCCAACTTGCGCAACAACACCGGCATTCAGGACCAGATGTTCAATCTGTACCTGGACAACGTGTCCATGCGCCAGTTGTTCGCCGATCAGGACTTCAAACTGATGTACCAAGGCCAGTACGGCAGCTCCGAAGTCCAACAGGGCAAGGTGTTCCAGCTCGCCGGCGCGAACTTCATCCCAACGACCGAGGCCCTGACCCAAGCCCACCCGACGACCGCTGGTCTGACGGTGCGCCGACCCATCCTGTGCGCTCCCGGCGCGCTGGTGGAGGGCGACTTCGCTGGCATGACCGAAAAGGCCCACCAGATGACCGACGGCAACTCCGAAATCCAGATGATTGACGACGTTGCCCAGGTTGTCCGTGGCCCGATCGACCGCTTGCAACAGATCGTTGCCCAGTCGTGGTTCTGGATTGGTGGCTTCGTTGCCCCAACCGACGCGACCGCCAACAGCAACATCATCCCGACCGCTGGTGCTCAGTACCTCAAGCGCGCCGTGGTGATCGAGCACTGCTAAGCCCTGACCGGATGAGTAGAGGCTAGAGCCCGAAGGGGCTGCACCAGCGTGCGGCCCCTTTACGAAACAGCTTCAACCAGAGGAACCACCCATGTCCGAAGAAACCACTACCGAAGGCCCAACCGATGCCGTACTGTCAGAACAGCCAGCCGCAGATAGTCAACCGCAAGCCGGTGACCAAACCCAGTCCGTTGCTGATGGCGCTGCTGGGACCGAAGCGGCGAAGGTAGAGCCCGAAGGGGCTGCACCAGCCGCCAAACCTGCCAAAAAGGGCAAGGCCACCGTGCGAACCGAAGTGAAAAAACCCGTGGTCGATGTGGTGACCGCTGAGACCACCACCAAAACCGACGTGGAAGACACCGAGGTGGACGAGTTGCCAGCCAAGATCACGCTGGCCGCGCCCTATGCGTTCTACGACGACGAAGGCAAGCTGCAAAGCTGGCTGGAAGGCAGCGTGGTGGAAGATGCCGACACGATCTCGCTGCTGATTGATCGCGGCGTGATTCTCAAGGCTGAATAAGCGCCATGGCATTCACCGACGCTGAAAAAGTCGACGTCCGTCGATTCTGCGGGTATGGCGCCTATGGTGGAAACCAGCCATTCCCCGCGTCGGGCTATCGTTTCTCGACGCAATATGGCGTGCTGGAGTACAAGCTCCAAACGCTCAACAGTTCCGAAGAGGCGGTGGTTCGCACCACGTACCTCTCGGCGCTGGCCACGCTGGAATCCGACATCATCGGCTCGACCGGTGTGCGTTCCAATCTGGACACCGACTCGGCGGCCGTGTGGAAGCACAACCGCAGTGAGTACGCCGACCGCAAGCGCCTGTTTAATGGTGCTCGCCGGGAACTGTGCTCCTTCCTTGGAATTGCGCCGGGCCCGGGGCTGGGTGATGGTTCCTTGACTGTGATGGTGTGACATGGATGGCGCAACGCTGCAGGCGAAGATTTACGCCGGGTATGCCAAGGCCGCAAGGGTGATGGGTATTGCCTACGACCAGTACCGGCCTTTGTCGGCTTCGCAACCCCTTGGAAACAAGGTGGCCACGGTCAAGATGGCGGTCGATTCCGGCAAACAGTACACCTTCACGTCGCCCAACGAATACGGCGACCCGACGTGGCTGGCGCTGATCGACGACGCTTCCGTGCTGCCTGGTGACTACATGGTGGGCAACAACGGCGGGCTGAACTCGAACACCTACTTCATCGCTGGCAAGCAGTTCCTGCTGCCGGTGCTGGCGATCGAGTGCAACCGCAGCCTGCACATTACCCGCCAAGCTTCGGTGTCGGGTGTTGGTGATGTGGGCTATGCCGGAAGTACCACGGCGCAGGAGGTTGACGTTCTGGGCACCGCTTCGGCGCTCTGGCCAGCGTCGGTTCTGTTCGGTGGCAAAAGCCAGATCGGTGTCGGATTGCCTGCTGGTGTCAAAAACGTCGGCTGGCGCATCCTGTTGCCACCGTCCGCAACGCCGACCATTCTGGCAGGCGATACCGCAATGGACGATCTTGGCCGGCGCTATGTGATCGAAGGCTCCGAGTTCACCGACTTGGGCTGGCGCCTGAGTGCGCAGGAGGTTCACTCGTAATGGCTGATTTTTCAGACGTTCAAAGCGCGCTGGTCGCTCTGGCAGTGCAGGCGGTCTACCCAAACGGCACCGGACAGGCTTCGGTAACAGGGCAGGGCGTGAGCGTTGCCCGCGGCTGGCCCAACCCCCAGCAGCTCGACGCAGACCTAAAGGTCGGCAAGTGCACGGTGACCGTGTACCCGCGCCCCGAGGAAACCAACACCACGCGGTTCCCGCGCGACTGGCAGACGCTGGTCGTCAACGCGGCGACATTGACCCTGACGGCAGTTGGCCAAGTGGTCACGGTGGGCGGTACGGTTCCGCCTACTGGCAATCCGCACAACCTGGTGGTGATCGTCAACGGCTTGCCCTATGTGTACGCGGTGCAGACCTCGGACACGCTGACCGGCATTGCCACGGCCTTGGCGGCGCTGATCGCGGTCAACGTGCCAGGCACCACCAACACGGGCCCGGTGATCACACTCCCGAACTCGGCACGCCTGACAGCGACGCGGGTTGGCTTGCAAGGCACCGCGATTCGTGAGATTCGCCGCCAGTCCCGCCTGTTTCAGGTGTCGATCTGGGCGGACACGCCAGCGCACCGAATAACCGTGGCCTCGGCGGTGGACATTGCGATGGCTTCCACCCAGTTTCTGACGCTGGCAGACGGCTCGGCGGCGCGGCTGATTTACAAAAACAGCCTCGACCACGACGAGTACCAAAAAGACCGCCTGTACCGGCGCGACCTGTTCTACAGCGTCGAATTTGCCACGACGCAGACCGAGACCGAGACGCAAATCACGGTCGAACAGACCAACACCGGCCTGCA